GAGGTATGGATTATCCCCATGGCGGACGATGCCGGCAAAGTGGTTCTGCGGCGCAGGCATCTGAGCTTCTGGCGCGGCGAGGATGAGAATATCGCCGGGTTTTGTGTGCTCGACATCGATGGCGGCGTATGGAGCGGGATTTCCGTCTATGACGTTCAGGCGGGACAGACCGGCTTTGACGGTGCGAGCTTGCTTGATGGAGAAAATGGGTACAGGCGTGGGATTCTGCTCAAGAAACGCTAGGCTGGGATTCCCGCCAAGGACCTGCGGGAATGACGGATGGGGGGGCGGATTCGGTTTTTCCGGATCGTGCGGGAACGCCCTTCGCCTTTCGGGTACCGACATCCTGAAAGCCATAGACGCACTGCTTAGTCCCGGCTCCGCCCCCTGCAAGGGTCAATATAACATGAACACGCTCAATTGCAAGACGAGCAAGGGAAAGGAAATGGAGGGGTATGAGGCGGGAAGTAACGGCAATGGATCTAATTGACGTCGAGTGGGTAAAGGTTGTGTGCGAGCGGTGCGGCGTTGCGGTTGAGGTGCCGGTATCCAAGCCCGAAGCGGTTCCGGCTAAGTGCCTTGGCTGTGGTGAGGCTCTTCCGGTGCATGCGTTGACTTTCTTTCTGCGGTCTGCGCGGGATCTCCTTCAGACCCTCAAGGCCATGGACAGCACAATCAACTGCTCCGTGATCATTGAGGCGGTGGAGTGAAGTCATGGCTGAATGGGTGAGTGAGTGGGTCGATATCTGCAGGGCCGGGACCTGGATCGCCAAGGACGGTCGGAGAGTCACCTTCACGGCCGGGGACCTGGATGGAATAGCCTCGGCATATGATCCGAAGGAGCGGGAAGCGCCGCTCGTCCTGGGGCACCCCAAGGATGACGCGCCCGCTTACGGGTGGGTGCACAGTATGAGGCGTGCCGGCCAGATCCTTCAGGCGAGATTCAAGGAAGTGGCGAGCGAGGTCAAGGAGCTCGTGTCGAAGGGGCGTTACAAGAAGATCTCCATCGCTCTCTTTCCCGATGGAAAGACGCTTCGCCATGTCGGGCTTCTGGGGGCGGCGCAGCCCGCGGTGTCCGGATTGCGGAGCGTCCGGTTCGAGGAAGGGAGCGAGGGGGTAGTCATCGAATTTTCAGCAAAGGAGGAAACGATGGAAAAGGAAGAGCTGCAGCGCCAGCTCGATGAAGAGCGCAAGAAGCGCGAGGCGGCAGAGGGAGAGTTGTCGCGGGAGAAGGAGCGGGCAAAGAAGAGCGAGACCGAGCTTTCCGCCTACCAGGCGAAACAGCGGGAACGGGAGCTCGACGGCAAGTTGAACGACCTGGTTGCCCAGGATCGCATTGACGGCGGCGAGCGGACCATGCTTCGAGAGGTTGCCCTGGTTCTCGCCGAGTCGGGAAAAGAGATCGAGCTCACTGCCGGGGCCGGCAAGAAACCGGTGCTCGGCCTGCTGTTCGATTTTCTTGGGAAGCTTCCCGCAAAGAAGCTCCTGACAGAGTTCACGGCTCCTGAGGCCAAGGACGATAGCGGCAAACCGGTCGATCTGACCCGGTGCGTGTAAGACACTCGTCATTATTCCCGCATGCTTTTAGCGGGAATCCAGGGAGGTAAGAAATGGCGATCAATGGAATCTTGGGAACGGTGAGCTATGACGACGAACGCGCCAGGGGGCACGGTCATGATCCGGTGATCATGAGCGGCCTGGTCAAGGCAAACCAGGGGGCGCTCCCGGTCGGGTTGCTTCTCTCGCGCGACTCGGATGAGAAGCTCATTCCTTACGGAGAAATCGAGAACGAGTCGGTTGGAACCGGGGATGGCACAACGTTCTTCAGCAAGACCCTGGCGGCCGCGCCCATAGAGCCAGGCAGCGTCTCCATAACCGATGGGGTCGAGAGCTTCTCTGACGATGGCTTCGGCAGGCTCTGGGGGAGCGCTGGCGGTTCCGGCTGGGTCGATTACGAAGTGGGAAATGTTGTGGTCACCTTTCAGGCGGCGCCGGCAAACGCGGCCGCAATCACGGCCGATTATGAACGGGCGGTCGAGGGAATCCTCGATGAGGCGGTCGATACGGCAAAAACGACTTCTGCAACCTACATCGTGCATGGGTCGGTGAGGCGAGATGCCTTGAAGGTTGGCGCTGTGGCCCAGGCTGCGCCCAGTGCGGCCATGCTCAAGAAGCTCGCCAAGAAACTCATCTACGCCATGTAGAAAGGAGTGGATAGATGTTCGATCTAAGAAGCTTTTTCACAAAGGAGGCCATCATCCGGTACCTGGTTTCACTTCCGCCTCTCAAGACTCCGGTGATGGACTCCATCTTTGTCAATAGGCCGCAGCTCGGTCTCCCGGTGGTGGGTGCCGACCTGGTGAGCGCGGTGGTGAATGCTCTTCCGGTGGTTCGGCGAGGCGCGCCGTCCATTCCGGCCACCAAGCAGACAGGCGGAATCACCTTTTACGAGCCCCTGCCGGTGCGTCCCAATACGCAGGTAACCGGGCAGGACATCAATAACCTGAAGATCCTGAACAACGCCGGGCGCGATGCATGGGCAACTCAAAAGACAGACCTGCTGCGCCAGGTGGTTCGAAAGACCACCGAGGGCATGTGCTCGGTCGCCATAACGGGAACACTCTCCTGGCCGGTGCAGCTCGAAAACGGCGGGTTCGATACCTGGGAGATCGTGTTTGGTACTCCCCTTTCGGTGACCCCGGACACCCGTTGGGATGCCCAGGGCGCCAAGCTGGTCGATGTCTACAAGGTGCTCCAGGCCATGAGTGAAGCCCTGGAAGAAAAGGGCTACGGCTCGACGGTCGAAATCTGGGCCGGAAAGACAGCATTTGAAAAGCTCTTCGCCCTGGCCGAGGCCAGCACCACGACGGCAAAGCTACGGGTTGAGATAACCGACGCGGGAATCAACATCGGGGGATACCTGGTGAAGCGGCGGGCGGAAAAGTACCGCAATCCCCAAACCGGAGCCATGACACCTGTGGTTGCCGCCAAGAACGTGGTCATGATCGCCATGGACGCCGGCCATCGGCTGGTCTACTGCGCGGTGGATGACCTGGATGCAAACCTTCAGCCCATGCCCTTCTTCGTGAAGCCCATAAAGCTTGACGATCCTTCGGGCTACAAGCTGGTCGCCGAATCCAAGCCCTTCCCGCTTCCCAATACGGACGGGATCTGCGGGGCGATAGTGGTGAGCTAGGAAAGCGGTGAATCGGTGAGTCGGTGAATGGGTGAATCGGAAAACGGGAGAGGGGAAGACAATGCCATATGCCACACAGGCGGACATTATAGAGCGCTACGGCGAGGACGTTCTCTATGCGCTCGCGGATCGCAACCGCGACGGAACGCTTGACGAAGAAGCGATAAGTCGCGCCCTGGTCGACGCAACCGCCGAGATCGATAGCTACCTGGCTTCGCGCTATCCTCTTCCCCTCTCCGCAACTCCAAAGATCGTCGTGATTCTCTGTGTCGATATCGCTCTTTATCGGCTCTCTCCGGACCACGTGACCGAGGAGAGGCGCAAGAGGTACGAGGATGCAGTCAAGATGCTTCGGCTTATCTCGGACGGGAAGATGAGCCTTGGCATTGAGACCCAGGATTCGCCCGTGCAGCGCTCGGAGATTTCCGTTCAGGCGCCTTCTCGGATCTTCACTTCCGATGTCTTTAGCAAGATGTGATGGTGAGGCATGGCCGGGATAGCGCTC